CATCAATGAAGACGATAACAGCATCAAATTTATCAGCTCGCAAAGCCCAAACAAACAGGCCGACCCTTCAACCGATGCCGGAAAGCTGCAATATCAAAAAATGGTCAATGACCTGGCCGATGTGTTTATCAATACCGTGGCCGATTATCGCGGCGTAACCCGTGAAGAAGTTATCGCCAATTTCGGCATGGGCGGCGTGATGATAGCAGAGGAAGCCATCAACGCCGGAATGGCCGATAAAAAAGGCTCTTTAGAAACCTTAATTTCCTTGTTATCGAATCAAGGAACTTTTTCACCTCAAACAAGGGGATTATTACCCATGACTAAAATAACCAAAGAAATACTGGCAGCGGAATCGCCCGATGTCCTAAAGGCCATCCATGATGAAGCGTTTGAACTCGGCTTAACCGCCGGAAAAATTCAAGGTCATGCGGAAGGCGTAGAAGCCGAACGCAAACGCCTGGAAGCCATAGACGCACTGGATACCTTCGGCCATGACGATCTTATCGCCAAAGTCAAATATGACGGCAAAACCACGGCAGGCGATATTGCAATAATGATAAACGCCGCCGAAAAAACGCACCGTGCAGAAATGGCCGCCAAAATAACCGCCGACACACCCAAGCCAGTCCCCCATGCCCAAGCCGCTTTCAATGACGGCAATGTTGAGGCCAGTGAACAATTGACCGGCGAAGACAAATGGACAGCTGACTGGAAACACAGCCCAGACATTCAAAGCGAATTCAATAACATCAGCGCCTATGTTGCTTATCAAAAAGCCAACGAAAAAGGCTTGATCAAAACGTTAGGAGCAAAATAACATGGCTAAATTAGCAGTAGATATAGCACGCCCCTGGGTACTGGGCGAGTATGAACAACACCCGGCCATCGCCAACGACATTATTTATCAGGGCGCGGCGGTCGGCGACAACGGCTCCGGTTATGCGCGGCCTTTAGTAGCGGGCGACCCGTTCCTGGGTTTTTCCGAATTCAACGTCGATAACACCGGCGGCAGCGCTGGCGATATAGGCGTGCGGGTTAAACGTGAGGGCGCGGTGCAATTGCCGGTTGCGTCTCTGGCGATTACCGATGTCGGCAAAGATGTGTATGCCTCGGATGACAATACCTTTGTTTTAACCGCTACTTCAAACAGCCATATCGGCGTGGTACGGGCCTTTGTATCCACAGGTGTAGGGATCGTTGAGTTTGAAGCGGGAGGCAACCGGCAAACGGCCATCACCGATAGCAGCGGCGGCGTGGCTGCGGCTTCTATGGTGGATGTCGGCGCTACGCATGACCAAGCCAAAATAAATGCCAATTTTGCCACACTCGCGGCAAAAGTTAATTATCTGTTAGGACGAGGAATTTAGTCATGGGCCCACAAAATTTATCAAGCAGAGCGATTATTGGCTCTTTTTACCACGCTCTTGAGCAGAATGCCGGCGCGGCCTGGATTGACCCCATTTCCATGCGCTTTCAAAGCAACCAGGAATCGGAAACCTATGCCTGGCTGGGCATGTCCCCGATGATGCGTGAATGGATTGGTGGTCGGCAAGCGAAAGGCTTTAGAGCTAATGGCGTGACCATTGTCAACAAAAAGTTTGAAGCCACGCTGGAAATACCGGTAGACTGGATCAGACGCGACAAAACCGGACAAATTATGGTGCGGATTAACGATCTGGCACGCCGAGCCAATGCGCACTGGGCAAGCTTGCTTTCTACATTGATCATCAATGGCGAAGCCACTACCTGTTATGACGGCCAATATTTTTTCGATACGGATCACAGCGAAGGCGACAGCGGATCGCAATCCAATGACATCAGCTACGATGCCGCCAGTACAACCGTTCCAACAGCCAGCGAAATGCAAGCGGCCATCCTGAATTCAATCCAGCAAATCTATACTTTCAAAGACGATCAAGGCCAACCGCTCAATGAAGATGCCAGTCAATTTCTGGTGATGGTGCCCGTGCCGTTTTTACAAGCAGCAGGCCAAGCCCTGGGCGCTCAAGTCATTTCTTCCACATCCAACCTGATAACCGCGACCGGAAGTCTGGGCGGCTTTGGTGTAAATCTTGCTGTAAATCCCCGTCTGAACTGGACAACCAAATTTGCAACGTTCAGAACCGATGGCGATGTCTCACCCTTCATACGTCAAGAAGAAGAAGAAATTAATATGACAATGATTGCCGAAGGCAGTGAACTCGAGTTTACCGATGATGTTCATTGGTTCGGCATTAAAGCGATGCGCAACGTGGGCTATGGTTACTGGCAAAAAGCGTGCTTGACTACCTTAACCTAGGCCAACGTCATGAAAATCACGTTTAAAGAACTAACCAACGTACCGGCAGCAATAGCCATGATCTTAACACCCGATCAGGTAAGAGCCAGAACCCATGCGCTTGAACCTTATGGCGATGATCTGATCGGCGCTTATGTCGGCACCCAGGCTTTACAATTTAAAGCCGGGGAAACGGTGGAAATAATTGGCGATTTGCCCAAAGGCATGTTGCCGGTTTATGACCAGATACGCTCAGGGTTAATGACCGATCCGGAAATCAACGAATTGCCATTTGATAACCCAATGCCGGAAATAAAAACAATCAGTAAAAAAACGAAACAGAAAGAAACGCCGCCCGAATAACATCAATGCAGCCGGAATCCGACCCAACGACCTGGCCCGCGATAACCTGGATCATTGCCTTATCAATGGCCTTGTCCGGCGGTCTGATTAACTGGCTAGGGCAAAGCAAGAACATAAAAGCAGGTAAATTCAGTATTTTTGAACTGTTCGGGGAGTTATTTACGAGTGGTTTTGTGGGTGTTGGCCTATTCATGTTTATTGATTCACTTAATCAACCATTAGGACTATGCGCCGCCGCCGCAGGGGTTGGCGGACACATGGCAACACGGTTTCTGTTTTTGGTGGAAAGGCGTATCGAATTGAAATTGTTGGCATCAGAACCTTTAATCACTGATGATAATGAACGCCAAGATGATGTCAAAAAATTATGAGTACATTAACCCAATACCTCATTATAAAATTAATTGATCATCAATTCAGGTCTGTCACTTACACTAAACCTGATATTTTATTTGTGGGTTTAATTTCCACAGTTTCCAATGTTAAAACCGGCGCGGTAACAGAATTAACCGGCGGGGGTTATGCTCGCGTGGCGTGTGCGCCGTCTGATACAAACTGGTCAACAGTTGATGCGCAGGGCAAAACATCCAATTTAATACCGCTTACTTTTCCAATGGCTACAGATAATTGGACGCCCGCTAGATATTTCGGGCTATGGGACGCGGCCACAGATGGCAATTTATTAATCTGTTCAAGTTTACAAACACCAAGAACCGTAACAACAACAACCACGCCAGTTTTTGGCGTGGGAACTCTAGTGGTGCAACTTGATGGCTAGTATGGATTTAGCAGGCATAGCCATAATTCCGGTTACGGTTAAGGGAGATTTATACGCGGAGGATTTAGACGGCTTTAGTAAATTATTTTTAACGGCGGATCAGCAAATAATGACAGCTTTAGGCGATGCCATTGTTTTTTATGCGCCCAATGGCGGTTTAGTTGAAACCCGTTGTATTTTATCGGCACGACCCGGCACCGGCAATAAGCCCGGCTTTGAAGAAGCAGATAACATCTGGGCAAAAATAGACATATACAGCACGCCCATAGATTTACTGGAAAGCGATGTGCCGGGCATTTCAAAAGCCTGGACGGCCTTTTATAAGGGCGCGACTTATGCTATCTCAGAAATTATTGTCAAAGGCAATAACACGCTTACAGCCATTCTTTATTATCCCGGCAACACACAAGCGAAATTGAGCGGGTGGCGGTAATGGCTATTACCCTCAATCCAACCGCCGGGTTATTGAATATACAACTGGATCGCAGCCATCTGGATAGACTGGTGCAGGGCGCATTATCACCGCAAGCGTTAAAACGTGCGGAAATGCGGGCGGTAAACGAAACCAGCGCATGGATGAAAGGCCGTTTATTACGGGAATTACCCGGTATAACAGGCATTTCACGGCGCATCTTAAGCAACCGCATTAAGTTAGGCAAAGCCAAAGCCCAGTTAACCGGCGGCATTTCCGGCATGGTTTGGCTCGGTATAAAACCGATAGACGCTAAATATCTGGCCGATCAAGGCCCCGTTGGCACAGGTTACATGGCAGGCGGTTTTTATTTTGAGGGCGGTTTCAAAGCTTATTACAAGACCCATACCAATCGAATGGGTATTTTCGCCCGTACCGGCGCGGCGCGTTCCCCGATCAAACGTCAAAACGTGAAAATAGACAACGCCGCCAATGAAGTCGCCAGGCGCTTAATACCGCCCGCCGAATTGGCGCTTATGCAAAAAATGAACCGATTGGTCAGTTTTGAACTGGAAAGGGCCAGCCGATGACAACCATTGCCGATTTTCATCTGGCGATTACAACCTATCTCGAGGCGCATTTCGGCGATAACGTTAACACCGTGTTGTGGTATCAACAAGGCGAAAACCCAGCCGGTCAGCCCTTGCCCATCATGACCCCGGCGGTTATTATCGAAATAGAAAGCGCCGACGAGGGCGATGACGTGGGCGATGACCGTGCACCGCTTTTGTGCCATATCACGGCATATTGCATCTTGGGTCAGCAAACCGAAAACCTGCAACTGCAAGTGCGTGAATTCGCCGCTCAGTTATTTATGCGCGTGCGCCGCAATAAATGGGGGCTTGGTAGCAATGTCAGCTTCCCCGGCATGATTACGCTAGGCCCAGGCAAGTTTGACCCGGAAAAAAACGGCTATGATTCATGGTTCGTGAGTTGGGATCAAACGCTGTATCTGGGCGATAGTGTGTGGGATAGCACAGGGATTATGCCCACGGAAATATTGTGGAGCGAAGTGCCGTTGATCGGTATCCCGAATGAAGATCATTATGAAGCATTATCAAAATGACAGACTTTAAAACGACCGAACTGGATAGACGCATCAGCAACCTGATTAAATTCGGTACGGTGCAGGAAACCGATTACCCGAATGCTAAGGTACGCATTAAAGCCGGTGACATTTTAACCGGCTGGCTCCCCTGGCAAACCCAACGCGCGGGCGGGGACATCACCTGGCACGCGCCGGAAATAGGTGAACAGGTGATGGTGTTATCGCCATCAGGCGAACTCAATCAGGGCTTGGTGTTGACCGGCTTATACCAAGCCTTAAAGCCGCCTCCCGTGGCGACACCCGATAAACATCATATTGTTTACAGTGACGGCGCGGTAGTTGAATACGATAGGGCTACGCACCATCTAATGGCTATTTTGCCCGATGGAGCAACGACGGCCATCACATCAACCGGCGGCCTGACAATTATCGGCAATATAACCCTGACAGGCACATTAACAGCCAGCGTGGATGTCATCGCCAACGGGATCAGCCTGCATGGGCATAAACACAGTGACATCACGTCCGGTGGCGATACAGGGGTTCCAAAATCATGATCGGCGTTAACAATCGCACCGGCAAAGCCTTAGGCGGCATGGATCATCTAAAGCAATCCATCAACGATATTCTGACTACGCCACTCGGTACGCGCGTCATGCGCAGGGAATACGGATCACGGCTTTTCGAGTTAATAGACGCGCCGATTAACAGCAGCACGATTATAGATATTGTCAGCGCAACCGCCGATGCCCTTGCAAAATGGGAGCCACGCATAATCGTTGAGCGCGTAGAAATAGACGATGCCAACGAAACCGGCAAACTGGCGTTAAACATATCAGCAAAATATTTGCCAGACGGGCAATCAATAAAACTCGACGGC